AACTGATACTGGCACTGGATTATTAATGGATATTATTGTTGGTGGTGTGAATACTACGGGAATAGGATCTACTTTATTCGAAGTCAAAGAATTTAAGTTCTCTAGGTCTGGATATGGATTCCAAAGAGGTGATGTATTTAAACCAGTTGGCTTAGTAACTCATGGCAGTTTGAGTTCTCCTATATCCGATTTTACAATTACTGTTGTTGATACTTATTCTGACAATTTTGCTGCTTGGGAATTTGGAGAACTTGATTATTTGGATTCAATATCTCAATATCAAAATGGAACGAGAAGAAGATTTCCAATCGTATATAATGGAGAACTTCTCAGTTTCGAAACTGAAAAGAATACTCAAATTGAAAAAAATATTAATAATGTTCTTATAATCTTTATAAATGGAATTATACAAGAACCTGGAGTTAATTATATTTTTGAGGGTGGTACATCTTTCGTGTTTGCATCAGCACCATTGCCCGAAGATGAAATAGATATATTTTTCTATAAAGGTATAGACGGAACTGATTCTAATGTAGTTGATAATGTGTTCCCCACTATAAAAACTGGAGATATTGTTCAGGTAATAAGTACCAATACGGATCAGAACACTAAAACACAAAATAAAAGAACTGTTTACAATTTAGCATTCTCAGATAAGTTTGAAACAAATAGATATTCTGGACCAGGAATTAACGAATCGGTGTACAAACCACTTTCCTGGACAAAACAGAAAGAAGATAAAAAGATAAATGGGGAATTTGTTTATAAATCAAGAGATTCTATTGAGCCATTAATCGTACCAACATCAAAAATAATTGGAGATGTTGATATTACATCTACTGAAATATTTGTAGATTCTGTGGGACTATTTGAATATGAAGATGGTAAATTTGCACCAAATGATACTGTGTTTACTGATGATACCACAGCAGGATTTGATGCCTTGATTTTTGAAGATACAAATCCGGTGGTTGGCATTTTTACTGCTTCAATTGGTGCTGGTGGAACTGTCAGTGGAATAACAACAGTAAATTCTGGATCTGGATATCTATCCGATCAAACAACAATATCTCTAAAATTTACAAGTCCACCAAATATTGGAGTTGGGATAGGAACAACTGCAACTGCGACAGCGACTATAACAAATGGTAGTGTTTCCTCAGTTGCTATTACCAATTCGGGATTTGGATATACGGTTGCTCCATCAATATTTGCAGAAACTCCAAATCTTAACTATGAAAAAATTACTGGATTTACCATTGTCAATGGATTTTCCGGTATTGTAACAGGGATTACAACTGCACCAGGTATTGGAACTGATTTAGCATTAAAATTTGAAGTTTATCACGATGTTACTGCAAATTATTTTAGTGGTATAGCAACAGGAAATCCAATTTGTATTTTTGATACACGTATTGGCAATGGAGTAACTTCTATTATTGATTCGGATTCTGCAATTGTTGGAATTGGAACATCGTTCTTTGATAATATCTATCGTATATCAGATTGGTCAAATAATGACAATATTGGTATTATTACATGTAATGTAAAATCCGATTCTGATATTATTGGTATTGGGACAACTGGAAGTATTTTAAATCCAGTTGGAAAATATTCATGGGGTAAATTATCAGTTGGCACTAGATCCTCCAATCCAATATCAATAGGTGTAACCGGAAAAACTTATTCTGGTTTATCAACATATCCAACAATTCAGAGAAGAGGTTTTGGTATTAGAAAAACGGGAGCAATTCCAAAAATAGTCTTATAATAATTGACCTACACATCATCGTATAAATATCTAAAAAACTATTAATATGGCTGCATTCGTAACAGATCAATTTAGAATATTGAATGCCGGTTCTTTTGTAGATTCTATCAGTAATAATTCATATTATGCATTTTTAGGATTATCAAATCCAACTGCAACTGGATTTGGTAGGAATACTGATTGGAATACTAGTACGGCAAATAATCCTATCGATAATTATGATTATTTGTCACATTATAGAGATACAAGTCTATTTGGCAAAAAAATAACATCGGAGAATGTTAGAAGAGTTGTAAAAAAATACGATTGGATATCAAATACCCCTTATGACATGTATAGGCATGATTATAGGGACGGAAATCCATCTCCAGCATCAAATGCAGAAAGGTTATATAGTGCAAATTATTATGTAGTTACGAGTGAATATAAGGTTTATATTTGTATAGAAAATGGATCTTCGGGGACAAGTCCCACTATTTCTGGATCAACACAAGAACCAAATCATACTGATATAGAACCCGTTTCTTATAGTGATGGATATAAATGGAAATACTTATATAAAATATTACCAGCAGATATTATAAAATTTGATTCTACCGAATACATTACTTTACCAAATAATTGGTCCACTAGCACCGATTCTGAAATTCAATCAATTAGAGATGGGGGAAATTCTGATTCTAATAGTAATCAAATTAAAACCGTATATATTGAGCAAGGTGGAACAAATTATACATCTAGTTTTAATGCTGACATAATAGGAGATGGAGTTGGAGCAACTGCTAGTGTAACAGTAGAAAATGGCACAATAACAAAAGTAATTGTAACGAATGGTGGATATGGATATACATATGGATCAATAAAAATGCCAACCAGTGGAACGGGAGCAAAATTAATACCTATTATTCCACCATCAAGAGGTCATGGGTTTGATATATATCAAGAACTCGGTGCTGATAAGGTTTTACTATATGCAAGATTTGATGATTCTACAAAAGACTTTCCAACAGATACTAAATTTTCACAAGTTGGAGTTATAAAAAATCCAGAAACTTTTTCTTCCACCGGAAAAAGAACCGGAGTGACATATACAGCAAATACTTTTTCTTCTTTATATTCAATCGCAATTGATGATGATAATTTTAATCCCAATATTGGAGATAAAATAACTCAAAACATAGATGGAGTTGGAATTGCAAAAGGTTATGTTGCATCATATGATAAAGATTCTAAGATTTTAAAATACTATCAGGACAGATCATTATCTTATGGTTATGATGGTGGGATTGATCAAACTCATTCGAATGACACTGAGAAAATAGTTTCTTTTGTTTCTTCTCAAGGTATTACTGTTGATAATGTTGATGTTAGTATAGATACAACAGTGGATGGCACAAACACAATTACTACGAGTGATGGTAAAGTAATTAATCTGGATGTAACTTTCACAGAAGGACTGGCAAATCCTGAGATAAATAAAAAGACAGGGGATATAATTTACATTGACAACCGACCCATTGTTCAGAGAGACTCTAAACAAAAAGAAGACGTTAAAATTATTCTGGAATTCTAAAAAAAGATGGCACAAAAAACCGATTTAAATATCAATCCATATTATGATGATTTTGATCAGAATAAAAACTTTTATAAAGTTTTATTCAAACCAGGATATCCAGTTCAAGCTAGAGAATTAACAACTCTTCAATCTATTTTACAGGGTCAGATAGAGTCTTTTGGAAATAATTTTTTCAAGGAAGGATCAATGGTTCTTCCTGGAGATGTTACTTTTGATAGTCAATTTTCTGCGGTAAGATTAAATACATTAAATCTTGGAATAGATATTTCTCTTTATATAAAGAATTTTGTTGGAAAAACAATAACTGGACAACTTTCTGGTGTCACAGCTACTGTGCAGTACGTAGCTTTGCCTTCAGATAGTAGTCTTGTAGACAATGTGACGATTTACGTCAAATATATTAATGTTGGTTTCGATTCTCAAACAACAACATTTCAAGATGGCGAATCATTGTTTGCCAGTGAAAATGTTACCTATGGAAACACCACGATTGTTTCCGGAACCACATTTGCTTCATTATTGGGAGTAAATGCAACATCTGTTGGATCTGCAGCGTCTATTGACAACGGTGTTTATTTTGTCAGAGGTTCTTTTGTAAATGTTTCAAGGCAAACAATTATATTAGATTTTTATACAAATACACCATCTTACAGAGTAGGACTAAGAATATCGGAAGATATTGTAAACTCGAAAGATGATAGTTCACTTTTTGACAATGCAAAAGGATTTAGCAATTTTGCTTCTCCAGGTGCAGATAGATTCAAAATTGGATTAACTTTAGATAAAAAACCATTAACGGATTTAAGTGATACTGATTTTATAGAGATACTCAGAGTAGAAAATGGAAGAATTAAAAAAATATCCAATAAAACGACATATAATATATTAAGAGATTATTTTGCAGAAAGAACTTATGATGAATCTGGACATTATACTATTGATCCATTCACCTTAAATGTTGAAGAATCATTAAATGATAGAATTTCTAATGATGGTGTATATTTAGAAGATGAAATTACCGATCAAGGAAATGCACCTTCTGAAAACCTGATGTGTTTTCAGGTTTCTCCTGGAAAGGCATATGTAGCAGGATATGATGTTGAGTTTGACTCGACACAATCCATTGATGTCCAAAAACCAAGAGATACACAAAGTGCATCTAATGTTGGTATTCCATTTGAAATGGGTAATTTATTGAGGATTAATAATGTAAATGGATTTTTAAAGGAAAATGAAACTATTGATTTGAGAAGGGAATTAAAAGGTGATAGTGTTGGTGTAAACACAATTGGAAAAGCAAGAGTTTACGGTTTCAATCTAACAGATTCCGCATATTCTGGAGATTCTACTCAGTGGGATCTTTATCTTTATGATGTACAAACACATACAACAATTACAACAAATAGAGATATTTCTGTAGAACCTTCATTTTTTGTAAAAGGAAAAAGCAGTGGTGCCAGTGGATATGTTGTAAATTCTTCATCTGATGATAATTTTGCACTTACTCAAACTTCAGGGACTTTTGCAGTTGGTGAGCAATTAATAATCAATGGAATTGATACACCTGTATCGGTAAAAAGTATCAGTGTTTATAGTTCTAGTGATGTTAAATCTGTTGCTCAATCTGGACATGTTGGGTTTCAAACTTTTACAGCAGACTCTGTATTAGAATCTAAAAAATTTCCAAATGGAATAACAGAAGTTAATATTACTGGAAGTACATTAACAAGTCCTGGCAAATTATTCACTGGATTTAAATATGGAGACATTATTAGTGTAATTGTTGATGGTGATTTGAAATATGATAGAGTAAATACTGTAGGTAGTGATTTAACATCTCTTACTCTTGCCGGGACTCTTTCCACAGTTACTGGTGTTTTTGAAGGTGGAACAATTACGAATGGAAATTATGTAGCAGAACTCAGAGTTCCAAAATTAAGAAACAGTGAGGATTCATACCTTTACGCAAAACTTCCAGAAAGTAATATTTCTTCCATAGACCTTTCAGATTCTCAATTATTAATATCAAAACAAATAACAGGAGAAGAAACTAACGGTTCTGGAGAATTGACTTTTGACACCAATTCTGTTTCCGATATTACTAACGTAACCTTTGAATCTTTTGATCAAGAAAGATATGGAATAGGATATAGTGGTGCTGGAATTGGAACAATTACATCCGATGCGTTTTCTATAGATTCTTCAACAAATACTGTAACTATTAGAGGTCTTTTACCCAATCAGAGCACGGATAATGGTGGTCTTGTTGTAAATACCACTTTGAAAAAAACTGGTATCAAGAGTAAAATTAAAGAATATACTAGAAGTGCCGTAAAAGTTATAAATCTTTCTAAATATCCAGAATCTGGGTCTGTTGCCGTTGGTAATGGATCTTCATCAATAGTTGACGGATTGATTTATAATCAATATTACGGATTGAGAGTTCAAGATGAAGAAATTTCTTTAGATGTTCCTGATGTTGCAAATATTTTAGTTGTATATGAATCGACTGGAACTGGTGACCCATTGTTAGATGAAATTCAATTTTCCAGCATATCCAGTGTAGGAACAAATGCAATCATTGGAGAAAATATTGTAGGGTCTAGTAGTGGTGCTGTTGCTAGAATTGTATCAAATTCAAATTCTTCACCAGCGGCAGAATCTTCAAATCATCTTGGAATTGTATATTTAAATGAAGAGACATTTTTAGTCGGAGAAACCGTAAAATTTAGAGAATCTAACATAGAATCTACCATTCAATCAATTACCTTAGGCAATTATAAAAACGTAACAACTAATTTTAGACTTAATAAAGGACAAAAAAATGATTATTATGATTATTCTAGAATAGTAAGAGTTGGTTCTCAAACTCCAGAAAGAAGACTTTTGGTCGTATACGATCATTATACTGTCCCATCATCGGATAATGGTGACGTATTCACAGTTTTGAGTTATGATAGAGATAGATATTCTAGAGATATTCCTCGAATAGGATCAAGAAATATAAAAGCTTCTGATGTTCTCGATTTTAGACCCAGAGTTCAAAATAATTCTTCAACAACACAATCTCCCTTTGCATTTGATTCCAGAACTTTTACTACAAATTCGACTCGATTTAATTTAAAATCTGGAGAAAGTTCTGTCGTAGGTTATGACTTTTATCTACCAAGAATTGACAATGTTTATCTTGATAAGTTTGGGAACATTTTAGTAAGAAGAGGAATTTCTTCAAAAAATCCAGAACCTCCCGTAAATCAAGATGTAGATTTAATGCATCTTGCCGAAGTAAGACTTCCAGCATATCTTTATAATGTAGATGATGCTTTTGTAAGGTTAATTGATAACAGAAGATATACAATGCGTGATATTGGATCAATTGAAGATAGAATAGAAAATTTAGAAAAAGTTACTTCTCTGAGTTTACTTGAACTTGGAGTAAAATCACTTATTATTGAAGATTCTGCAGGAAATAGTAGATTTAAATCTGGAATATTTGTTGATGATTTTACTGACAACTCATTATCAGATGAAAATTTAACAAAAGCTAGAATTGGAAATAAAACTCTTAGACCTCCAGTTTTTTCAAATACTTTAAAACAAAGACCTATTCCAGCATCACAAATTTCTGAGAGCACACTAGATTTATCGGAAAATTATGACTTATTAGATCCAAATGTTCAGAAAACTGGAAATTTAATCACTTTAAAATATGACTCCATCGGTTGGATAGAACAAGCACTTGCCACAAGATCGGAAAATGTTAATCCATTTGGAGTATTAGATAGAACAGGTGTCGTTACACTAGTTCCTAGACTTGATAATAGAACTCGAACTATAAGAGTTCCATCTATACACGGTGGAAGAACTAATGAAATCTATGGAGCAAAAATAACTTCATTTAGAGGTAATGATTATATTAGTTCTCGTAATGTTTCATTTTTTGCTAGGGGACTTACACCATTCGCAAGACATTATCAGTTCTTAGATAATCACAGTAATGTAGATTTCATTCCAAAATTAGTCGAAATTGCAAATAGTGCAACAAGAGTAAATTATGGTTCTGCCAATAATTCATTTGCAGAAGGAGAAACTATTCACGTATTATATAATGATAAAATTATAGGAAAGTTTAGATTAGCATCTTCTAATCACAAAGAAGGAAAATATAACTCAGCAAGCAAAACTTATAATGTAAATCCATATGTAAGACAAGAAAATATACCTTCATCATATAGCCAATCTTCAAAAACTATTAATATAGATTTAAATTCTCTTTCTGCAGAGGATCAAGGCAATTTTTATGGGTATTTAAAAATAGGTGCCAAAATTATTGGACAAACAAGTAAAGCTATAGCATATGTTAAAAACTTAAGACTAATCTCAGATAATAATGGAGATTTATATGGATCATTCTTTATCAAAGATCCATATACAAATCCAAAACCAAATCCTCTTATCAGGACTGGAAAGAAAACATTTAAACTTACAAGTAGTGTCACAAATTCTTCCCAATTGCCCGGAAGCTCTCTTATTTCTATGGGAGAGGCAATATATAATGCTATTGGTGGAACAGAAAACTTAATTACAAAAACTACTTCAGTTTCTAGAAAAAGTCCATTAGCACAATCATTTACCGTTGGTAGTGATATAAGATTGGAAGATGGTAATGGAAAAAATGATGATGACAATGGAGCATTCTTGACTGCTGTTGATTTGTTCTTCTCCAAAAAACCATCAGAAAATGCTCCTTTAATCGTTCAAATAAGAACAATGGAGTTAGGTTCTCCAACTTTATCTATGGTAGGGAACTCAAAAGTATTGTTACCAAGTGATATAAATGTCTCAACAACTGGAGAAATTGCTACCAGAGTCACATTTGACCAACCCATTTTCTTATCTCCTGGAAATGAGTATGCATTAACTCTTTTATCTCCATCAACAGATCAATACGAAGTATGGACGGCAAAAATAGGAGAAAGAACTGTAAATACACAGACTTTACCAGATGCCGAAGCTGTTAGATATAGTAAGCAATATGCACTTGGAAGTTTATTTAAATCTCAAAATGGATCTACTTGGACTCCAGCACAAGAATCTGATTTGAAATTCAAACTTTATAAAGCAAGATTTACTGCAAATACTGGCATAGCACATTTTAGTAATCCTCCTTTAGATGAAAGTAATGGATATGTTCAGACATTAACACCAAATTCATTGACTGCACTTCCCAAAACAATGAAGATTGGTATTACAACAGTTGCTTCTGATGATAGTTTTATAGGGATTTTGACGGCAGGAAGAAGATTGTTTGGCAATCAGAATGCAATAGTCAATTCTTCGGCAAGAATTGTTTCTGTTGGAAGTTCTGTATCCATTTCAACGATTACATCTGGTGGAGCAAATTATACCACCCGCAATGATGCATCGACAACCACATTAATTGGTAAAGGAGAAGGATTAACATTCAATATTACTAATATCGACTCGAATGGGGCAATTACTGGACTGACAACTGCTAATCTTGGAAATGGATATGCTGTTGGTGATGTTGTTACTATATCAAGTGATAATTTTACTGGTAGAGATGCAAGAATTACAATTACCGAAATTGGAGGAATTGATACTTTATATCTAACCGATGTTCAAGGAACAAAGTCTGGTGGCACTCCAGCATTTGCTACTGGAGTAGGAATTACATATTATGATGACAATAATAATATAATTGGGGCAGCGACTACACAAATAACCAGCATTACATTTGGTACCGGTTTAGAATCTGGAAATATATTAAAAGTTGAGCATTTCAACCACGGAATGTATGCAAATACAAATAAGTTAAAATTAATTGGTGTTGAATCTGATGTATCTCCAACTAAATTGACATCTAATTTACCTTCTACCACGATAGCAGGAGGAACCATTAACGTAGCAAGTATAGCAAATCTTTCCAATTTTGAGGGAATTTCTGTAGGAGCAGCAAATACTGGTTATGTAAAAATTGGTGAAGAAATTGTTTCATATACAAATCCTACCGGAACTTCATTGGAAATAGTTGAAAGGGGTGTTGATAATACAATTATAGAAACTCACGATATTAATACACCGGTACATAAATATGAATTTGTCGGAGTATCCCTCAGAAGAATCAATAATGTAGTTCATGACATATATGAAACTAATATTAAAGCAAATGAGTATTACATAGAGATTGATAGATCTTCTAATGGTGCCAATAGAAGTGAGGACAAATCATCATCTACCGAATTATCATTTACAAACAGATTAACTGGTGGAGGATCAAACATTAAAGCCTCTGAGAATATTATCTTCAATAAAATTAATCCACAATTCGATGTCACTTCTCCAGGAAAAGATACAATAACATCAGCAACTATAAGAACAACAACAGCAACAAGTATTGATGGGACAGAAACATCATTCCAAAGATTAAATGAAATTGATTCAGTAATTTTGAATCAACCAAATACTTTAAGTTCTAATAGAATGGTGTGTTCCAGAACAAATGAAGAGAATCAAGCAGTATTTGATAATGTTGTCGGAAGAAGATCTTTTACTACTGCTATCGTATTATCATCTTTAAATGAAAATATCTCCCCATTCATTAACCTTGAAAGTTCTAATGTAGAATTTTTATCGGATATTATTGATAAACCAGTAACAGACTTTACATCGGATTCTTCACCAAATTCAATTACAAATGATCCACATTCTGCTGTTTATGTATCAAAATTAATTAGGTTGGGACAACCAGCATCTACATTAAAAGTTATATTAAATGCATATAGACCTTCTTCTGCGGATATTAGAGTTCTTTATGGTCTTATTAGAGATGATTCCTCAGAAGTTGAGCAAGAGTTTGAATTATTCCCAGGATATGAAAATCTAGAAACAACTTCAAGTGGATCATTAAAAGTTGTTGATTCCTCCTTAAATAATGGACATTCTGATTTTAAAGTTCCAGTAAGTGAAGAAAACCAATTCTTAGAATATGAATATACTGCTAATGATCTTCCAGATTTTAGTGGATATAGAGTAAAAATAATTATGAACGGAACTGATCAGGCAAATACTCCTATTATTAAAGATCTTAGAACAATAGCACTAAAATGAAAAATTTAATTAAGGTCAAAGATCATTCCCATCTCTATCGAGATGAGAACACCGGAGCAATAGTAAATTATGATATTAGTGCATATAATCAGAGATTATCGAAGATAGAAAAAGAAAAATCTCAAAAGGAGGAGTTGGATAACATAAAAAAAGATATTGAAGAAATCAAGTTTTTGTTGAGAGAAGTTTTAAATAAATAGTACTCCTTTATTTGATAATATAAATATCTATAGAAACATATGTTCATCTGAATAATGGCAGTATATGTATCAAATATAGTAATTGAGCAAGGATATGATTTTGATACTACATTTATAATGGAAGATACTTCAACAACAAATTTTTTGAATTTGACTGGATATTCTGTAGAGTCTCAACTTAGAAAAACATACAATTCTTCTACTGCAGTTTCTTTTGCTAGCACGATTACAGTTCCTCTTAGGGGGATGGTTCAAATATCTTTAGGACACACTGAAACATCTGCTCTAAAAGAAGGAAGATATGTTTACGATGTTAAAGCTACCGATACTAGAGGATCTATTTTAAAATTGGTGGAAGGAGTAGTATTAGTAAGACCAGGAGTTACTAGATAAATGGCTACCATCAACGATAGGATTGGTTCTCAAAATGTAATTCGTGTATTAGCAAACGCTTCATCTCCACCATCAAATTTAATAGATCTTTTTGACGTAAATACTACGTTAAAAACTGTAGATGGAATGCTTCTTGTTTGGGATTTAGGAACCCAAACATTTATCATGACAAGTGTCATTGATTCTTCATCATTGACAGTAAACGGTATAAGTGCTTTTACAGATGCTACAGATTCGAGTTCAGTAACATCCGGTGCATTTGTCGTAACTGGAGGTGTTGGTGTTGGTAAGAATTTAAATATTGGGGGATCTCTAAATGTAGTTGGTGTTGCAACTTTTGGATCATCTTCCATAGTTATTGATGGTGATAATGGTATTTTAAGAGTTGGTACAGGAGTTACAATAAGTTCTGATAATGGAATTACCGCACCATCTCTGAATCTTGATGGTGCTTTAGAAGCAACAAGTTTAAAAATTACCGGAGTAACCACATTAGCATCTGATTCGGGAATTACTACTACAGGTGGTGATTTTTATGTAGGAACTGATGCATATATTGGAAACAATTTAAGAGTACAGGGACAATCTTTCTTCGAAGGAAATGTAACTTTTAAAGGTGGAACAATTGGTATAGGTAATGAAAATACGGACGATATTAACGTCGTCGGTGAATTTATATCAAATTTGGTTCCGGATGTCGATAATACTTATGATTTAGGAATTGATTCCCAAAGATGGAGAAATGGTAAGTTTTCTGGGCTATTAACATCTTCAAATTTATATGTATCCGGAATTTCAACTTTTGATAGTGCTTTAGATATAAATTCTGATGTAAATATCACCGGATTTGTTACTGTAACAGAGGGTCTTTATTATGATTCTGATGATTATGATGGACCAAATGGAATTGCATATTTTGATAATACTGGAAAACTTATAGGTGCTGCTAGTACAGAAAATGCACTAACAGAAACTTATTTTGTACTAACTACTAATGCAGTAGGAATTCCCACTTGGACATCGGTCATTGATGGAGGAGAATACTAATGGCAAAACCAACAACAAGACAAGAATTAATAGATTATGCTTTAAGGCAGTTAGGTGCACCGGTTTTAGAAATTAATGTTGCCGATGAGCAAATAGATGATATTGTGGATGACGCCTTACAGTATTTTAATGAAAGACACTTTGATGGTGTCGAGAGGATGTATTTAAAATACAAAATTACACAGGAAGATCTTGATAGAGGTAGAGCAGGTGGAACAGATGGTGTAGGAATAGTAACAACCACCGGAACATCTAATATTGTTGGCGCCGCAACCACCTTCAATTTTTATGAAACATCAAATTATATACAAGTTCCAGATTCTGTAATTGGAATTGAAAAAATTTATAAATTTGATACTAGTAGCATTTCTGGTGGAATGTTTAGTATTAAATATCAATTATTTTTAAATGATTTATATTATTTTAATTCTGTTGAACTTTTACAATATGCTATGACCAAATCTTATTTGGAAGATATAGATTTTCTTTTAACATCTGATAAGCAAGTAAGATTTAACAAAAGACAAAATAGGTTATATTTGGATATTGACTGGGAATCTCAGGCAAAAGATACTTTTTTTGTTATTGATTGCTACAGAGCTTTAGATCCTACAGAATTCAGTAAAGTTTATAATGATAGTTTTCTGAAAAAATATTTAACATCATCAATTAAAAGGCAGTGGGGACAAAATCTAATTAAATTTAATGGTGTTAAACTTCCTGGAGGGATTGAATTAAATGGGAGACAGATTTATGAAGATGCTTTGAGGGAATTGGAAGATTTAACTCAAAAGATGTCGATGGAATATGAATTACCACCTCTAGATTTAATTGGATAGTCATGGCATTAAATCCATTTTTCTTAAACGGTACATCTACTGAACAATATTTGATTCAGGATTTAATTAATGAACAATTGAAGATGTATGGAATAGAAGTTTATTATATTCCAAGAAAATTTGTAAAAAGTGATAATATTTTAAGGGAAGTGGAAACTTCTCAATTTGATGATAATTTTGTCATTGAGGCATATCTTGATAATTATGATGGATATGCCCCAGGAAGTGAT